GGTTCGAATCTCAATGCAAGAACTGGAACTTTAGGAATTCAATCAAACACATTTGATTTCTGGGGTATTCAGGCAGAGTACGGGTCAAAGGCAACTCCCTTCCAATTAGCAGGTGGCGGCGATCCGCAATCTGAACTGGCTATGTGCCAGCGTTACTATGCACCTGCTCAATTTGGTATCGGTCAGGCAGCAGGTTCAACCACAGTCATCACCATGAACTACAACTTACCTGTTGAAATGCGAACATCGCCAAGCGCAACATTGGTAAGCGGCACATCGGCTGTGACTTTACTAGGTACAGGCAATCAGAATGTGACAAGCATTAGCATTAACGCAAGTGCAACTCGCTCTATGGTGTTGCTACTAACTGGTACTGGTTACACATCCAATGGCATTTACACAGCAAGCCAATCAGGTAAAATCGAGTTTAGTGCGGAGCTATAAAATGGTTAAATACACATTAGAAGAAAACTGTGTCATTCGTGAGAATAAAGATGGAACTTTTACAGCCATCCCATTAGATGAAGGCAATGCTGATTACCAGCAATACCTAGAGCATGAAGCCGAAACTAAGTAAGGCAGCAGTACAACTTCGCGAGCAATTCGATGACTCGTTCCCAGATAGAGATCGGCTTTCGGATGGGTGGATCGGTGATACCCGACACTCTGCTCGCAAGTCTGATCATAATCCAGATGAGCAAGGCTGGGTTCGTGCCATTGACATCGACCGCGACTTACACAAAGGCGGGAAGCCAGACCTTATGCCAGACATTGTCGATCAGGTTCGTCTCGCTTGCAAGTCTAAGTCAGAGAAGCGAATCAGTTACATCATATTTGATGGGCGTATCTGCTCCAGCATCCTTAACTGGAAGTGGCGCAAGTACACAGGATCTAACAAACACATCAAACACGCGCACTTCAGCTTTAAGAAAGAAGCTGACGATGCTGGGGCTTTTTTTCAAGTACCTATGTTAGGAGCAAAAGAATGAATGAACTAAAGACAGCAGCAGGATCTTGGGCGAGAGCCTTTTTGGTAGCAGCGATTTCCATGTATGCGGCTGGGGTCACAGATCCACAGGCTCTTATCGCAGCCGGTATTGCATCAATCCTTCCACCTGTACTTCGTTACTTGTCACCTAACGATCCTTCTATGGGCATCAAGAAGTGACACAGTCAGACTTCTTCACCCTTTACCTTGCCACCATTGCGATACTCGGTGGCTTGTCTGGCTATGTAATTACACACTTGTTGTCTGAGATCAAAAGACTCAACACGCGAGTGGATGAGATCTACAACATACTTCTCGACAGGTAGCATAGTGCTATGGCAAGAAAAGCAACTAAGGCGTTAGAAGAACAAGGTTACTCAAAGCTTGATGCTTATTGCATTGGGCTTTATGAATACTTTTGCTCGCTAAAGCGTGCAGGTTTTGCAGAAGATGTTGCCATGTTCATGATTACAGAGCCACAGGCATATCCGCATTGGATCTTGCCCGATGGGATACCGCCAGAGAAGTTAGGCGATTACATAGATGAGGATGACGATTAAGCGAATCGTAGTCGTGTCAGATCTTCAAGTACCATATGAAGATAAGGTAGCAACTCGTAATCTTGCTAGTTTCATCAAGAAGTTTAAGCCTGACCAAGTAGTCACCATTGGCGATGAGATTGACCTACCCCAGATAAGCAAGTGGGAAGAAGGGCGGATGGGCTCTTATGCTCAAACGCTAGATGATGACCGCAATCAAGCTGTGGACTTGCTCTGGGAATTAGGCGTAACAGATTGCATCCGCAGCAATCACACAGATCGCCTGTATAACATCATCATGGCTAAAGTGCCAGCATTCGGAGCATTGCCAGAGCTGCGCTTTGAGAAGTTCATGCGCTTCGATGAACTAGGTATAACCTTCCATAAGAACCCAATGCCTATTGCACCTAACTGGATTGCAGTCCATGGAGACCACACACCAATGAAACCACAGGGGGGCTTATCAGCCCTTGAAGCGGCTCGTAGGCATGGAAAGAATGTCATCTCAGGTCATACCCACAGAGCAGGGCGTTCAGCCTTCTCAGAGGCTTCTGGGGGGCGTATAGGGCGTGTCCTACATGGTGTCGAGGTAGGCAATCTTATGGACTTTAAGCAAGCTGCTTACACTAAAGGCGTTGCTAACTGGCAACAGGCATTCGCCATCATGTATGTGCATGGCAATAAAGTGCAGGTAGATCTAATCAACATCGAAAAGGACGGGACCTTTATTGTCTCTGGAAAGACCTACGGCAGACCGAGGTAATCGTTATCAAGTCGTTACCTAAATGTGCTTGATTCGTCTGACATATCTGTCACACTAAGTTTGTACCCAATCAAGGGCATTGGGGCAGTTAGGTACGAAATGTCAAACACAGATAAGTTGCTACTGATATGCATTATCGGCATGTTATTCGGTTTTGGTGTAGCTCTCTATGATGTATCTAAGAGAAGCTACGAGAAGGGTCTGCGCGAAGGTTATCATCGTGGGCGCAGCATCAAGGGGCAGGAATGAAAGCCAATGAAATCTTACTCACCGCCACCGACACGATCCGTGATCGTGGGCTATCATATGGTCACCCTGCGGATAACCTGCAACACACCGCAATGCTGCTCTCAGCATACTTACAAACACCGATACACGACTATCAGGTGGCAGGGATCATGGTCTTGGTTAAACTTGCACGGACTAATCAATCAGCACAACACATCGACAACTGGGTCGATCTCTGCTCTTATGGCGCACTCGCAGGGCAGCTAGCCACAGAGGAAAACGAACTATATGTTTAATTTAGCCGATTACGAAACAGTAGAGGTGAGACTTGAAAAGTTTATTAAGGACTATCCAGATTTTCGCATATCGACTGAATTGGAAGTGTGTGAAAAAGATCGATACATTGTCAAAGCGTATCTATTTAAGGATTCTGAACAAAGTACCGCATTATCAACAGGACTCGCTGAGGAAAAGGTTACTGATCGCGGCGTTAATCAGACTTCTGCATTGGAGAATTGTGAGACTTCGGCAATCGGTCGGGCACTTGCAAATGCAGGTTATGCTGCTAAAGGAAAGAGACCAAGCCGAGAAGAAATGAGCAAGGTAGTAGCTGCTAAGCCAGTTAAGCCACCTGTTCAAGAAGTCAAGCCAGACGATCAAGATTATTGGACTACACCTGTGGGGCAATATAAAGGCGTAGTAGATGCGCCTGTCACGCTTGACAAAGCAATGCAGACTGTGACTGCAATCATGGGCACAGCTGAGGCAGTTGAAGCTCCATCATGCGAGCATGGACACATGCAATGGCGTGAAGGTGAAAAGAATGGCAAGGCTTGGGGTGGCTACTTTTGCAACACAGCAATCTCATCGGCACATCGATGCCCTACCAAATGGTACAACCTTGGATCAGATGGAAAATTCGCACCACAGAAAGCGAGAGTGTAATGGGCAACATTGGAATCAAGATCAATGGTGAATGGGTTGATCTCATGTCAGCATTCGTACCATGTCAGCTGTGCAATGAGCCAGTTGCAATCAGAGATTTAGAGGACATATCCTCTGACTCAGTCAATGGCGTTGTTACATGGCAATGCGCTAAGTGTAAAGCAGTCAATGGCTAGTCAAGCAAGGAAGCACAGAGGTTTCCGCACAGAACGCGTTGTCGCGCAGTACCTATCGACTGTTTGGCAGGGCGCATGTGTGGGACGGGGTAATGGTAAGGATATTGTGAATGTGCCGTTCGATGTTGAAGTCAAAGCCCGCGCTGGATTTCAACCTCTTGCATACATAAAGCAATTAAAAGCTCGGACAGCCATTTCGGGGGAATTAGGCTTCGGAGTTATTAGGCTCAACGGACAAGGTGAAGATGCGCGAGAGTATGCCGCCATCATCCGTTTAGAGGATCTCTTACCATTACTCCAACTTAAATATGGTCATCTTACTAGCGAACCCACAGAGGCAGACATTGACCGCTGCACAGCCTGTGGGTCTTATATGATACAGAGGTGCTTAACATGCCAGCCTATGACTACAAATGCACACGATGCAATCTCAGTCAAGAAATCACTCACGGATGGCACGATCGACCAGTAATACCATGCACTTACTGTAATGAGCCAATGGCTAAGGTAATTACACCGATAGCTGCACACTTCAAGGGCAAAGGATGGGGCAAAGATGCTTGAAAAGATTAAGAATGATGAGTGTTACACGCCACAATGGGTGTTTGATGCAATGGGAATTCGTTTTGATTTAGATGTAGCATCATCCAATAGTGAAATGATAGTTGTGCCCGCTGACAGGAAGTACACAGTCGAAGACGATGGACTAGCTCTTCCTTGGGAAGGTCGTGTTTGGATGAATCCACCATTCTCAAAGATTACTCCATGGATTAACAAATGGCTTGAACATGGAAATGGCATTTGTCTCGTACCTCTTAGCTCGAATGGTCGATGGGTCAATCAGTTATGGGAATCAAACGCACACGCTGCTTACTTACCTGCAAATATGGCTTTTATGACTAAATCAGGTGACCTCATCAAACACAGATGGCGTTGCTCTATGTGGGCTATTGGTGAGGAAAATGTTGAAGCTCTCAAAGGTATTGGTCGCACTCGCTACTAATAGTTATCCACAGAAGTTATCCACAGGGGGTAAATAAGTGAAGACACGCCCAAGATTTACGCTGTTACTTGACACTATCAGTACCATGACACAGCAGAGCCTCTCAAAGGCTCACCGCTGGCGCATTAAGCGCACAGCCAGCGGGGTGCTTGCATGTATTGGGATAGCTCTATGCTTCATGCCTGAAGCAGGTGGCTCTAAACCAATGCAATATGTGAGCTACAAAGAATATGCTTTACATCTATTACATTATGATTATGAGCAATATAAATGCTTAGCAATACTCTATGGTAAAGAATCAGCATGGAATCCTAAAGCTGTTAATGGATCACACTATGGAATACCACAGGGTAAGAGTGAGTGGCTAAGAGATCAAGATGGTTATACTCAGGTACGATGGGGACTCTCATATATCTATAACAGATACTCCACACCATGCAGGGCTTATGAGCATTGGAAGGCTAAGAATTGGCATTAGATAAGTTGAACAGCAGACGCTACCGCGAACAGCGAGAGCGTGTGTTCAAGCGTGATGGTCGCATGTGTCAATTATGTGGCACAGATGAAGGCGAGATGCACATCGACCATGTAATCTCACGCAAGGTAGGTGGAGACCATAGCCTTGATAACCTAAGGGTGTTGTGCAAGTCATGTAATCTGCGTAAGGGTGCGCTTAATGATGGTGTTTTTTTAGCACGGACGGCTAC